GTAGTGTTATAGTGTAACAGTCCGTATATCGCACTGCCGTAACCCTATCCCTTGCGTCGACGGGCGACGACTAAAATCGCATAGCCTAAATGACCTAAATGACCTACCGCCCATGCCTACCGCCTACCGGCTCCCCCTTTTCAACCTGTTGCGGCCAGGCCACACGCCTTGTGGCGCATTGCCTACATTGCCTACCGCATGGTGATTGCCTACCTTGCCTACCGTCAGCCGACTGCCTACATTGCCTACCGCTAGCCCATTGCCTACATTGCCTACCATCGTGGGGGCGCGTAGTCAGTAGGCTATGCCTACCTTGCATGTTGCGTGATTGCTACAGCATGTTGCTTTGCCGCCACTAGCCCGAGGCCGGGGGGTAGGGCCTGGGGATTTCCAGTTACAGTTACGGTGCCCCCACGCACAATTTTTTTTGCTACCAGTTCACAGGCTCACAACCGATAGTTTTATGCTTGCGCTAACAGCAAAGCGGCGGTAGGCTTGGCGCCATGTTCAAGTCGTTGCCGTTTGAGGCGCGTTCGTTGGTTGCCACCGAGGCGCGGTTGCAGCGCATCTATGATGCAGCTGCGCTTGGGTTGAAGGGCGACGCCCTGGCGCTGGCGGCGGGGATGCTGCCGGTTGAGTATCGGCGGCTCTGTCAGATGGACGCGATGGCGTCGATGGCGGAGGCCAAGGGGCGAGCTGACTCTGAGGTAGAGATTGCGACGTTCTTGAGAGAGGCTGCAAGGAATGGGGATGCCAAGGCGGCACTTGCGATCTTGCAGCACACTCACGGGTGGGTTGCCAAGCAGCAGTTGCAGGTTGACGTTACGCAGCAGATCAGCATCTCGGCAGCGTTGCGGGAGGCGGAATCTCGCGTCATTGATAGCCGGTTGGAGAGCCGAGTGGCGTCGCCGCTTGCGGCTGCATTGAGCCGTGCGGAGGATGCTATGATGTTGCCGGAGGTCAGCCATGCCGCCGCAGAGCAATCGACTGGCGCCGCGCGCTAACGCGCTGGCGAGTTACATCCCGATGCCGACCGACCCGCGCGCGCCGCAGGTCGCTCCGCGTCTGTCGCCTGGGCAGTACGCGCAGAACGTGAGCGCGGGGTTGGGGTATGGGCTGACCAACCAGTTGCGCGGTGTGGAGCAGTTGGTGCGCGATCCGGTGACGGCGTTCAAGGAGCAGCTAGCGGCTATTGGTCAGTTTGCGAGCAACCCGGCGGTGGCGTTGCAGATGTTGCGGGAGTTGCGGCAGCGTGCAGCGGCGGGGCCGATAGGGTTTGGCGAGGTAACGGGGGAGCTGCTGCCGACGCCTGGCCGTCGGCCGCCAAGCAACGCGCTTCGGATAGCAGACTTACCCGATAGGTTTCCTCGCGTAGATTCAATTGAAAGTATGAATGTTGGGCCCATGCGGGTAAAGCCGCGTGTCATTGCCGAAGGCAAACCACTGTACAGGGAAACTTCGGCTGACGGCTTGGGGGACTATCTTCGTTTAGACAAACAATTTGAATACGGCGGTGGGTTTGTAACCGATGACCCCAATCTTGCCATAGGGCAGGGATTCAACACGGGCGTTATGCTTCGGTTTCGCCCAAACGCCCTAAGCGGCGAAGAACACATTAAGCCTGGAACGGGCATTATCGGCGGGCGCGAATACCGCGCCGATATTATCGCGCCGCGAGCGGTTGACGAAGTTGTGCTGAAAAACGCAAAAGATTGGAAGCGCATAAATGCTTTGGTGAAACGAAACCTAACCCAAAACTTTACCCGGGCCACAAACCCTGACGGTAGCGTTACGTTTACACGAAAGACGCAAGACTAATGCAGACACCCATCTATAGCGCCGAGGAAGAAGAAACCCTGATGGCGCGGCTGTGGTCGCCTGCCATCAAAGACGACCCGGAAGCGTTTGTGCTGTTCGTGTTCCCGTGGGGGCAGAAAGGCACCCCGCTAGAGAACTTCAAGGGGCCGCGTCGGTGGCAACGCAAGGTGCTGCGCGACATTGCTGCGCATCTGGCCAAGAACAAGGAACTGACCAACTTCGAGGTGTTGCGCCTGGCGACGGCTTCGGGGCGTGGTATCGGTAAGTCGGCGTTGGTTAGTTGGATCGTGCTGTGGATGCTGACGACCCGGATTGGATCTACGACCATCGTTTCGGCTAACAGTGAGAGCCAGTTGCGCTCCATCACTTGGGCGGAAATCACGAAATGGCTTGCGCTACTTATCAACAACCACTGGTTTGAGGTGAGTGCGACCCGTGTGATGCCCGCGAAATGGCTAGCGGAGCTAGTGGAGCGCGATTTGAAGAAGGGTACGCGCTACTGGTCGGTTGAAGGCCGGCTGTGGAGTGAGGAAAACCCCGATGCCTACGCTGGCGTCCACAACTTTGACGGCGTTTTGGTCATTTTCGACGAAGCGAGCGGTATTCCCGACGCCATTTGGGCGGTGACTGCCGGATTTTTCACGGAAAACACGCCAAATCGCTTCTGGATGGCGTTTTCCAACCCACGACGCCCGGAGGGCTACTTCTATGAGTGTTTCAACGCCAAAAGGGACTTCTGGACGACGCAAAACATCGACGCGCGCACCGTCGAAGACACCGACAAAGCGGTCTACGAGCAAATCATCGCGGAATACGGCGTTGACAGCCCCCAAGCCCGAGTTGAAGTCTACGGAGAGTTCCCCTCCGATGGCGACGACCAATTTATCAGCCCCCGGTTGGTGGATGAAGCTATGGCGCGGCCTCGTTTCAAGGACGAAAACGCTCCTAGGGTGATCGGCGTTGACCCCGCGCGCGGCGGGGCGGATGCGACGGTCATCGCAGTGCGCCAGGGGCGCGATTTGATTGCTCTGCACCGCTACCGGGGCGAGGACACGATGACGACCGTAGGGCGGGTGATTGATGCGATTGAGCAGTACCGCCCGGCGCTGACGGTGATCGACGAGGGCGGTTTGGGCTACGGCATCCTTGACAGGCTCAAGGAGCAGCGTTACAAGGTACGGGGTGTGAACTTCGGTTGGAAGTCGCGCAATCCGGCTGCTTGGCAGAACAAGCGTTCCGAAATGTGGGCGGATATGCGAGAATGGCTGAAAGGGGCGAGTGTGCCTGATGATCGGGTGCTGAAAGCCGATTTTGTCGGCCCCCACCAGAAGTTCAACTCCGCTGGCGCAATCCTTTTGGAGAGCAAGAAAGACATGAAAGCCCGTGGTTTGGCCTCGCCTGATGCGGCGGATGCCATCGCTGTGACATTTGCATACCCTGTTGCCAGTCGCACGGAGCGCCCGTCTGAGCGGCGCATCACGCTGCGCGAGGGCGGCGGTATGTCCGGCAGTTGGATGGGCGCCTGACCGTGGCTACGGATCCTGTAGGCATGAGGGCGGCAGCGCGGTCGAGTGACCCCGCGCCCAAGGGCAAGAAGCGCAACGCGCAGGATGTCTTGGCGACGGCGCGCACGCGCATGGTGTCGGCCATCGCGGCGTATTCGGACAGCCGCGAAGATGAGCTGGACGACCTGCGGTTCATGGCCGGTAGCCCGGACAACCAGTGGCAATGGCCGCAGGATGTTTTGGCGACACGCGGTTCGGTGCAGGGGCAGACGGTCAACGCGCGTCCGTGTTTGACCATCAACAAGCTCCCGCAGCACGTCCGGCAGGTCACGAACGAACAGCGGCAGAACCGCCCGGCGGGCAAGGTCATCCCGGTGGATGACAAGGCCGACATGGAAGTGGCCGAAATCTACGACGGCATGGTGCGGCACATCGAGTACATCTCAGATGCCGATGTCGCGTACGACACCGCTTGCGACAACCAAGTGACCTTCGGTGAAGGGTATGTCCGCATCCTGACGAAGTATTGCGACGAGGACACTTTCGACCAGGACATCTTCATTGGGCGCATCCGAAATGCGTTTAGCGTGTACATGGATCCCACCATCCAAGACCCTACGGGCATGGATGCGGAGTGGTGTTTCATAACCGAGGACATGACGCGCGAGGAATTTGAGCGCACGTTCCCGGATGCGGAACCGATTTCGTCCATTATGCAGCGCGGGGTCGGTGACTCGGCGTTGACGCAGTGGATCAGCCGGGAAACGGTGCGTATTGCGGAGTATTTCTACAAAGAGTACACCCGCGCTACGCTCAACCTGTATCCGGGCAACCAGACGGCGTTTGCCGGTTCGCAGGAGGCTGAACAAGCCGAAATGATGGGTATGCCGGTGCTTCGCACGCGCGAGGTTGACCGCTGCCAGGTCAAGTGGATCAAGACCAACGGCTACGAGATTCTTGAGGAACAGGACTGGCCGGGCGATTGGATTCCGGTCGTTCGCGCCATCGGTAACGAGTTTGAGGTTGACGGGCGCATGTATGTCTCCGGCCTTGTGCGTAACGCCAAGGACGCGCAGCGGATGTACAACTACTGGGTGAGCCAAGAAGCAGAGATGCTGGCCTTGGCACCCAAAGCGCCGTTCATCGGCTACGGCGGCCAGTTTGAGGGCTACGAGCAGCAGTGGAAAACGGCCAACACCAACAACTGGCCGTACCTTGAGGTCAACCCGGATGTGACGGACGGGCAGGGCGGCGTGTTGCCGCTCCCCGCGCGCGCACAGCCGCCGATGGCTTCCAGCGGTTTGTTGCAGGCCAAGCTGGGCGCGGCGGACGACATTAAGAGTGCCACCGGGCAGTACGATTCAAGCCTTGGAGCGCAGTCCAATGAGCGTTCGGGCAAAGCAATTCTGGCGCGTGAGAAGCAGGGCGACACCGGCACGTTCCACTACATCGACAACATCGGTAGAACCGTCCGAGCTGTCACGCGCCAGATCATCGACTTGATACCCAAAATCTACGACACGCAGCGTATCGCGCGCATTGTAGGTATGGATGGCGAGGTCAAGACCGTCCGCATTGACCCGACGCAGCAAGAGCCGGTTCGCAAGATTCAAGACGAACAGGGCGTGGTGATAGAGAAAATCTACAACCCGGCTGTCGGCAAGTACGATGTTCGCGTGACCACTGGCCCGTCGTACATGACGAAGCGCCAGGAAGCGATGGACGCCATGAGCCAGATTCTCACGGCCAACCCGGACTTGTGGCCGGTAGCGGGCGACCTGTTCGTGAAGAACATGGACTGGCCGGGCGCGCAGGAGATTGCCAAGCGCCTTGGCAAGATGATTGACCCGAAGCTCTTGACCGACGAGGACGATCCGGCGTTGCAGGCTGCTAACATGCAGATGAAGGCGATGGCGCAAGAGATGGACATGATGCACGCGATGCTCCAGAAGGTGCAGGAATCCATGGAATCGCGCGAACTTGATATCAAGGCGTTTGAGGCCGAAACCAAGCGGATTGCGGCGGTGCAGGAGCAGATGACGCCCGAGCAGATTCAAGACATCGTGCTTGGCACCATGAGCGGCATGATGACTTCGGGCGACTTGGCACCGGAGATGCCCGAGATGCCGGAAGCCCCGCCTGATATGGGTATGGGGATGCCGCCGGAGGGTATGGCATGAAAGCCGCCGAGTTTGTAGGCCATCTGTTTGCCGCGCGCGATGTTGCGCACTCGGTTCACCTGAGTACGCGCAGCTACGCCCGCCACCAGGCGCTTTCGGGCTTCTACGACGGCATTGTTGGCCTTGCCGACACCTTCGCAGAGGCGTATCAGGGTCGGCACGGACTGATGGGCGCGGTAACGATGGCGCCGATCAAAAAGACAGGTAACATTGTCGAGTTCTTGCAGGCGTCACTTGCAGAGGTTGAGGCCAACCGCTACAAGGTCTGCGAGAAGGACGACACCGCGATTCAAAACATCATCGACGAGATTGTTGGCCTGTACCTTTCCACCCTCTACAAACTGAGGTTCTTGGCCTAATGGCTACCTACAACAAGTTCCAAGCGTGGGCTGAAAATATGCCGGAGGCGGCGAACCTCGGCTCCGACCAGTTCGTGATTGCCCTCTCCAACACCGCGCCGGTTGCGACCAACAGCGTGTTGGCCGACATCACGCAGATTTCTTATACCAACCTGTCCTCGCGCAATGTCTCGACGACCAGCTCCTCGCAGACGGGCGGCACTTACACGCTCGTCCTTGCGGATCTGGTGATGACGGCATCTGGCGCTGTCGGCCCGTTCCGCTATGTCGTGCTGTACGACGACACCGTGGCGGGCGATCCGCTCGTCGGATGGTGGGACTACGGCTCGTCAATCACAATGGCGAACACCGAAACCTTCACCGTGGACTTTACTGGCGCAGCGATCACCCTGAGTTAAAAACCATGACCGACAACGTAATCCTGCCGGGTACTGGCGAATCGGTTGCAACTGACGATGTAAGTGGCAACCAATACCAACGCATGAAAATGTCGGACGGGCTTGACGGCTCGACCACGCATATGCGCGTTCGGACGAGCCACCCGTTGTTCGGTGACGGTGGCGCGGTCGTGCGTCAGTCTCCCGCCGATATCTGGTCTGTCGGTTTTGCAAATACCGGGTCAAGCCTGCTTGCGTCCGAGTTCACGCAGCGGCGGCTCGGCACCGGCATGGGCGTCACGCAGGGGTCAAGCAACCTGCTCGTCACGACTGGCACGACGGCAAACAGCGAGTTCCTTGCGCGTTCTACGACTTCGTTCCGTGGGTCGCTGACGGCGCGGCACAAGACGATTCTCTCGCAGCGTATTGCTAACCAAAACTTCGTGGCGATGCTGGCCGACAGCATTGGC